AGCATTACTTACATGGCATCATTTCAAAGTTAAATTACCATATTATAAACGAGCTGCCGAAGGTAAATTTGATTTAGATAAAGCAAAAAAAGAATATGAAGCTACATATAAAAAAATATCTACTTCAATGACACAAATTGAATTTCAACGAGAGGTTGGTCGTTTAGAAGTTTTAGGCGAATTGATTATTCGTGAAGAACGAGGAAAGTAATGATACGATTAGTTGATTTGTTATCAGAAGATTTACGCAGATGGGTAAAAGAAAAATGGACAGATCAACATGGACGTCCTTGTGGCAGTTCCGAAACCAAAGGAGTTAAGAAATGTCGTCCTTCTCGAAAAGTATCAAAAGATACTCCCAAAACATGGGGTGCATTTGACAAAAAAGAAAAGAAAGCATTGGTTGCACAAAAGCGCCGAGTTGGTATGGGTAAACGTACTCCTAAGGCAGAAGGCGCGATTGAAGAAAAAAAGAAAGCAAAGCGCGATGCTTGTTACTATAAAGTAAAAGCTCGATACGATGTTTGGCCATCTGCATATGGATCATTAGCACTTGCAGCTTGTAGAAAGAAAGGTGCAAAGAATTGGGGTAAAAAATCATGATATCATTAAAATCATTGTTAACCGAGGGTGCGGCATTAACTGACGACTTTATGCAAAAAGTAATGCAGTGGGAGAATAATAAAGCATATAAACCCGGTGGATGGACTGATAAAAAACAACGTTGGTTCCCACATAAAAGTCCAGAAGGCGGGTTGCCTACTATTGCATATGGTCATAAATTAACTCCACGTGATGTCAGCAGCAATAGATTTAAAGGTGGTATATCTGATTCAGATGCTAAAGAACTTTTACAGAATGATTTGTTTGCTGCATCATTAAAAGCAGCTAGTCTAGTTCCTGATTATAAAAAGTTACCTATTAATGTAAGACAGGGCCTTATTAATGCAGCATATCGCGGCGAAATAAAATCAAAGCATAATACTATAAAATTGATGAATGCTGGAAAATGGTCTGCTGCAGCTAAAGAATATCTTAACAATGATGAATACAGAAATAACCCTGGTGTAAGAAATCGAATGGATTGGAATCAAAAACAATTTCTAACCATGGCTAAAGGCAAAGACACTACAAAAGAAAAACCAGAAACTCAATCCACAAAATCAACAAAGACTTATACAGTTAAGTCCGGTGACAGTTTAAGCGTAATTGCATCAAAATATAAAACAACAGTTGATTCTCTTAAACGAGCAAACAATTTAAAATCAGATATGATTAAACCAGGTCAGAAGCTCATCATCAAATAATTTGGATTTTGCATCAATTTTATTTATATTAAGTTATGAATCAGAATTTCATAGAACAATTATTTATTGATTCAATCAACATCATGGCAACCGGTGAATGGGAATGGCCCGATACATGGGACAAATCTCGCCGAATGCGTTTTTTAAATGAATCATTGCATTATGCAGAAGAACGAGAATTATATGAACAATGTGCAATTATACGAGATGTCAAAGAAGCAGTCGACGAAATCTAAACGAGGCAAGTATCAAGTAACCTTGCACAACGACAATCACAATACGTTTGATCATGTTATCAATTGTTTGATTGATGCATGTGGACACAATGAATTACAAGCCCATCAATGTGCTTTGATAGTACACAATGCAGGTCGTTGTGTTGTATTTATCGATTGTTATGAAGATTGTGAAGCAGTTCATGAATACTTTATCAAGAATAAATTAAAATCAACATTGGAGAAACATGATAGGAAAAATTCATAAAGCAGTTTTGCGATTTCGTATTGCAATACTCCATGCATCATATCATCGCAATATGCGTCATATGGAGAAGGCACGTAGTAAACATGACATTATAAATTTTAAAAAATACGCATACCGCGCGGAAGATGCGTGGAGACAGATAGTTATATTAACTGAAAAACTAAAATAAAACAAATGGGTAGAAAATCAGCACACACCGGTATGTCACCGAAAGATCGTTCTGCAATGATCATGGACAAATTTATTTCTAAAAACATAAAACGCGAAGCAGGACAACCTTTTAAATCAGGCATACGCAAAGATCCAAACATTCCGATACATATGTGGCCGTTACAAGATCAAATTGAGTATTGGGAGAATCGTACGGATGCAGATCGATTTGCAGACAAGTATCCGGTATATTCTTTTTGGATTACTGAGGTAAGAGATTTATCTAAAGTGCACCCAACATTCTTTGCATCAAAAATTAGCAAACTGCAAGAAATGGTTACGGAAATGTATGATAACAAAACGTTTCCAAAAGAAGCGGTTAGAATTTTGAAAAATCACGGATTGTATTAATGGAAGAAAAACAATACAAATACATTTACGGTTTAGGCAAAACGGCATTAGATATTCCAGAAAGCGAAATACGCTATGCAATGGAAAATACAAAATCTAATGCCGAAGCGGCTCGGTTCCTTAAGGTGTCATTCACTACTTATAAGAAGTATGCTCGAATGTATGAGGACCGAGATACTGGAAAGACTTTGTATGAACTTCACAAAAATCAATTTGGAGTAGGGATACCAAAGGATGTTTGCAAAGCCAACAAAGGTATATATTCGATTGATAATATCTTAACGGGCAAGCATCCTAACTATCCTACCTGGAAGCTACGCAATAGATTGTTAGCATTGGCAATACTTCCAGAACAATGCAACAGCTGTGGTTATGCAGAACGCAGAATAACTGATGATACAGTACCTTTACTTTTAGACCATATTGATGGAGATGAAACAAATCATTGCATTGAAAACTTACAAATGCTTTGCATGAATTGTTACTATCAACAAACAGGTAATCCTTTTAATCAAGATAAAGAACGTTATTGGAATTACAATTTGCTTGAGTGATATTTATTAATATGATATCAATGAAGCGTTTAATTTTAGAAGGTCGTTATGATTCTTTAGTTACACAACTATCAAACAAACTTTTACAAATAGTTAAAGATAGTTATTCATCAACACAAACAGCTTCGGGAGAATTTGGTGGTAAAAAGATATACTATACCAAATCAGAAACAGTTCCTCCTATCGAAGATGATAAGCAACAGCCAGCAGTATATTTTGAAGAAGTTGAAAATGCAACTATCCCGGTAGAATTTTATCTACAATTAAAAATACAATGGATTGAAGGTCTTAATGATTTACGTTACGGCGGAGATGCTTTCAATGACACAAAGCGAGATTCAGATGAACCACCTTTGATTGAAGTTAGAATGCAAATTGATCCAGCAGAATATCCTAAGGTGTTAAGTGAAATTGCAATGAACTTGCGAGATACATTGCGCCATGAAATTGAACATGTAACACAAAGTGGTTGGAATACAATTGATAGCAAATATATTCCTTCAGACCAACGTCTTCGCGATCGTATTGAAGCTGGTAAATTACCTGCAGCACGTTATTTTACGTTGCCTAAAGAAATTCCTGCCATGCTTCAAGGATTGTATTTTAAGGCAAAGAAAAGCAAACAACCATTCAAAATGGTAGTTGATGAATATTTATCTATGTGGGTAAGTAATAATTCTATATCTGCTCAAGAAAAAGAAAACATTTTAAATATTTGGAGAACATATCTTCCTAAATTAGGAATACGGCAGGACATGTAATGATCAGATTGAAACGACTTTTAGAGACGCAACTAATCAAAGAAGCATTGCCTTTAGATATGGCCCGTAACTTTGTTAACATCAAACGAAATCCAGAAATTGAACAACAATTAGATGCCATATTAAATGCAATCAAACAACGTCCAGATGCAAAGTCATCGCGTAGAGGCGATAGAGTTGCAGTAAAGTTTGAAAGCAAAGAATCGGTATTTGATCCAGATAGAGACAGTTTATCTTATCAATTTATAAATTTTTATCCAGTTTTAAAACGACATATATCAGATGCTAATTTGTATTCTCAGCGAGAAAATTTTGATAGGTTCGAACTGCCAGACCTAGATCAAATCATATATGGACAACCAAAAGATGCGTATGGTCGCACTACTAAAATGTCTAAATTCATTGCGGCTGTAATCGCACAATCAGAAGTAAAAGCATTTGTTTCTAGTCTAGAACGTCATGTTGAAATAGATGCGAACGGAAATAAAATGCTTGTAGGCCGCGGCGGAAGTCGTCCATTTGATGAAGTTGTAACACAAGTAAAACAAGATGCTAAAAAGAAAATAGATGAATTGTTGAAACTTTACGATGAAATTCCAGAAATTAAGCGCGCTCGAGAAAATAAAACAAAAACATTTTACATTGTGTTTTCAAAACATGCATATGATGTTGCCGGAATGAGTACCAATCGTGGTTGGACTAGTTGCATGAATTTATATTCGGGTATCAATAAGCATTATATACAATATGATGTTGCAGACGGTACCATGGTTGCATATTTAGTTGCAAATGATGATTTAAACATAAAACGGCCTGTCGCCCGGGTAGCAATTAAACCATTTGTCAATACCGATGATGCAACCGATGTATTTTATGAGCCAGAAGAAAAAGTATATGGTAGTCCGCCGCATACATTTTTAGAAGCTGTTGATAAAATTATGAATGAAGCACAGCCAGGCAAAACGGGACGTTTCAAAATGGTTGATACGTTATATTGTGATTCAAAACGACAAGTTACAAAATATGGAACAGACAATATCGAACAATTGGTTGCTAACATGTTAAAACGCAAGCAAATAGCTACAACGACGGATGAAGTATATTATATATTAGATAACTACGCAGTATATAACAATATTGGTACCTTGCAATTTTCAGATGCAGATAAATTGTATGTTGATGCACCGTCAGCTGATATTGATTTTTCAGCAAACATCCCAGAATCTGATA